CCCTGCTTCTGATACTGCGTACCTGGGAGCAAGTCGTATTCACGGACTGTTGCGACAACCGCGTTGGCAATTTCCTGGCGGCTCTTAGCATCGTCGGAGCCAGTCACTTCTGCAATCTCGCCGTTGACAATGTCCATGAACTTCTCGTCCTCGACATTCTCAACGCCCTGCTCTTGTGCCTTGCGTGCAACGATTGCAGCGAGGTTTTGGAGCTTATCTGTGCTCGGGTGGTCGTAGCGGTCTCCAACGATTGCGCCCGGAGTTTCTTCGTAATGTGGGCTCTCGTTCAGCTTATGCGCTTCCTCAATTTGGCGCATCTCTTTACGGAACTCGATCTTATCTCTGATCGCTTCCTGAATTGCGTTGCGAGCAGCGCCATAGTCTTCGCTGCGAATCGCGTCAAAGATTTTGCGTGCATTCATGGTTGATAACCTCAATCTAGGTGTTTGGTTTCTTTTGTTATTTAGTCCCTTTCAATTTTGACAAGCAATTAGAACGGACTGTCATCCTCTGTCTCGTAGAAGCCGTCTTGCTTCTCCTTTTCGATGAGCTTGCGCTGCTCTTCAATCTCTTCGTCTCCCATGCGCAAGATGTTTCTCATCACCCAGTCATGAGATACGTATTTGCCAATATAGTCCTGAATGTCGCGCATCATGCCGAAACGCTTGTTGAATGTTTCAAGCTCTTTCTGTTCTGCGTATGGGTTGTCTTTCCGGAAATCAAACTTGATATCACGGTAGATGCTTTCCCAGTCCTCTGAACTGATGACTTGCTTGAGGATGAGCTGGGTGCGCAGTAGGTCCAGGAAGAGCTGTGAGAACTTTTGGCGCATCTTTGCAATGCTCTTCTGGAACTTGACTTCCTCTCGGCTGATCTCGTCTTGGCGTCCTGCAAAGACGAGAGACGCTTCATTCTCTAGGCGAGAAAGTGGTACCCCGAGAGCACGAAAGAGCTTTTTCTGGAACCAGTCAAGTTCATCTGTTGCGTCGAATCCCTGACCGCCTTGTAAAGTATCAATCTCTGTTCCCTTCCCGTCCTCGGGTCTAGGGAGCCAGAAGTCCTCTGTATAGGCTTGATAATGGCGATCACTTTGAATCTCTCCTGTTTTGGCATCATACACCACTTTGTTGCGGTGCATCTGCATCACGTCACGGACATGCTGCAATGCCTTCTTGCTGTTCATTGTGCCAGTGCCAATGTAGAAAACACGCCGTTCCGGCGCACGAGAGACACGGTGAATGACAACAGCGTCCTCAATACTCTTGAGGTGGTTAAGTGGACGAATGGCTTTATGTAAGTAGCCAATCATCCGCTGGTCCTCGTCAAACTTACCGGAACCAATGTACGCAACGCTATCCTTCCGTATCTTCAACATCTGACGGTTGAAGTTTCTACGAAATGCGTTGCGCGCAGACTGATTTGTTGCTCCGCTTTGCTGGTTTGGCTCAGAGCTTGCACCGTCACTGTAGACGTAGTATTCTTGGATGCCTTTGACGGTCTCTGCTCCGGTCTCTGTGCTACGGTCGCGCTCTACTTCGCGAATCTTCTTCAAACGCAGCGGATCCAGCTGTACGAGCTTCTGAATGCCTTTCTTTGGATTCTTGTTGTCAATAACCTTGTGGAACGCAATACGCGCATCCACGTACCAGTCACGGAAGTATTCCTCACCGCCCTCTTCAAACTTAAGAAGGTGCATGATATTGGAGAATTCCTCATGAATCGCCTCTTTTGTTTTGTCTGGCAGTTCAACGTCGTCGAGATTCACCTCAACAGCATCGCCTTCTTGAACATCAACAATCGACTCATTGACAATTTCGCTGATTGCCCAGTCCACTTCCGGGTGATTAGACATTTCGCGATATTTTCGAATGAGCTCATTTTCACCGTGATAAGCATGGTCCAGCTGAAGTGCATTAACTTGGTGCAGGCTCTCGTTGACATTTGAAATGTCAACTTCTAGTGCGCCATCTCTATCATGGGGAGGCTCGATCATCCGCAGATTGGATTGATCCTTCTGCTCCTCCTTCTCTTCCTTTTTAGATAGCGTCCATCCAAATACTTCAATTGCCATATTATGAGACCCCTGTAGGTGTATGTCTTCCTATCATTATTTACACGCGCAAAAAGAAAGGGCGCCGCGAGGGCGCCCTAATAGTGGTGGGATTGTTTTTCTGGTTAGCTCGTCGTGTTGCTATCCCAATAGATATAGCGCATTGAAACATCAAATGTTTCAATGGTTCCCTGCTCTTCCTGGCTTAGCTCGATTTGTCCAATTTGCTGTGGCCAACCACCAACGAAGTTGTAGGTTTTTAGCACGTTGTCGTTCCGATCGAGCTGTTGAGCTGTGAAGTCAATCATGTACTCGGCCGGATTGATGATGCCGTTTGGAGTGGAGTGCTCTGCAACAGCATTTGACCAACGCTCGAACGCATCACGCAGTGCAAAATCAGTGTCGTTAAGGACGGTGATTTCCCATGCTTCGAATGTACGATCACCAGCAATCGGAATCTGACGTCCGCGGAAGAAAACCTCTGACTCTTCCACTGTAGAAGCCGGCAGGTTAGCAGTTCGAATTAGAAATTCCAACTGCTCTGTCTCAGTGCCAGTACCAATAGCAAAGCCAGGGAAAGGAATAGTCACCTTGAACTGGTTGCTACGGGCACCGCCACCGGACATCTGACTTAGAAAGTCTGCAATGTTAGGCATTTTCCTCTCCCTTTACGCTTGCTCAAGAACTTCATCAAAGTCAACACCTTCTGGCGTTGCAATGAAGTCAAGTCGCATGAATCTGATTGAACGGTTCGGTCGGACAGCGATTTGGGCAACAAAACGGTTCTGGTTAATAACCGCCGGAGTGTTGTTGTCCTCGTCTGCCTTGACGCGGAATCCAGTAATACCGCGACGGCTCTGGATATCGCGTAGGAATGCCCGGACCTGGTTACGGAAGATGGATCGCGTAACCTCGTCGTTGAACTCAAAGAGCTTGTATTTTGCGCTGTCCGCAACACTCTTGCGCAGGACGATGAACAGGCGACGGACGCCAATCTCGCCAAATGCGCTTGGGCGTGCAAGCATTGTCTGGTCACCAAAGAGCACTGTGCCCTCGCCTGCCTCGGTCATAACCGGGTTGACGCGAGCCTTGAAGAGCGCGTTGCGCTCTGACTTCTTCGGGTTCCAGGACAGCTTGTTGACGTTCTTGATTTGACCGCGGTTGTAGCCAGCCGGGCTGTACCATGCCTCGGTCTGTGATTCGGACTGTGCGCAAAGACCCGCAATGTCGCCGTTCAGCGGGACCCAGCGGTTGGCGTCGTTCCATGGGTCGTACTGATACTTCCAGCCGCTGTCCATGACGCCGTAAGAGCTTGCTGGACGGTCATCTGCCCATTCAACAACGTCCGCGACTGCGTCAACGTTCTTGACGGCTGCTTCCATTGGCGGGCTGAAGAATCCAATACAGTCCTCTCGCTCCTCGCAGAAGTTCTGCAGGATGAAGTCTTGCAATGTGGTAGACGCATCGCCTGTCGGAATGAGGCTGACGTCGTATTGCTCTTGGTCCAAGAGGATCTCGAAGCCTGGCTGCTTGAGGGAAGAATCCTCTTTGCTGCCGTCCTCGTTGTTGCCATCAACACCACCAGAAAGCTGAACGCTGTAGACATCAACGTCGGACAGGCTGCCGTTTTCAACCGTATCGTCGTCAATTAGGTCATCAAAGGAACCGGAAGTCCAAACGTATTGGCTCTGGTCATTCAGGACCTTGACCCAATATGCACTGGTGCCGTCCGCTTTCTTGGAGCCTTCCGTTGGGAGTAGGTATTCGTAGAGCTCGAGAATCTCGCCCTCGCTCTCGAACCATCCCTTTGTGTCCTCGATGGCAATGTGAATCTCGTCGTCTTGCGGTGCGCCATCAAACAGGTCCTGGACAGCCTCGTCCAAGTCTTCCCATGTGTTCTCTGTTACGAACCAGACCTTGAGATCATTACCATGAACGCCTGGATATTTGGCGTAGAAGGTAGCAACGGTATCTGTGCGGTCCTCAAAGTCCTCATCGTTCTTGATGAGAATTGCATCGCCGTCGGATGCTGCGTTCTTTGCTTCTTCGTCGTCTACAACGCGGACGATCTTCATGGAACTACTATATGACAGGTAGTTGTGTGCCATGAAGAAGTCGATGTATAGGTCACTTGCCGGCTGACCAAACCGATCCACGAGATCGCCGCGGCTAGTGACAAGCGTCGGACTATTGACAGGACCCCATTTGAAGGTTCCTACGTAGGCGCCCGGCGCAGTCGCAGCTTCGGCAATGAAAGACGTGAAGTCACGCTCTCGTGTTCTTACTGCTGGAGAAACTGGCCAACTCATTTATTGTTCCTCATTTTGGGTTACAAAGTATTTCACTTATTTAGCTTTCGCTGTTCCTCGCCTCGTTACCACCAGAGCTCCTCTTCCTCCTCGTCTTGTATGAATCCAGGGAATGTGTCATCACCGGATCTTTCTACGGCAGGATTGTCATAGATGAATGACATTGGGGCTGGTGTCAGTTCTTGCTGTTCTTTTTCTCTGTGCTTCGCCATCATGCTGCGAACATTTTCTTTTGACAGCTGACTGAAGAAGTCTTGCGTGCTAGCCCATGCAAATACCACAAGGCTCATTACCAGGTCGTCATGATGACCACCATCGCCCTCGTAGCTATTACCAACGGCAACGAAGTTCATGAGCTCGTCTATTGTTTCGGCATCATAAACAGCAAGTTGCTCATTCTCAATGAGTCCTTTGAGGTTGATGACGCCTTTCTTCTTGGTTGCGACTGTTGTTTTGACGCCTGGTTGCAGGCGCTTGCCACCAATACCAGCCGTCAGGACCTGTCCTTTTCGTCCTTGGCTTGCTGTCCACAGGACATTATCATATTCAAGTTCGTAGACTAGGTCATTTGCAACCTCTGCGCCCGGACCATTCAGCTCAATGAGAACGTAGGCATCATTGTACATCTTTGCCACACTGTAAACGCTCTCTGGAAAGACGGGCGGGATGATTGTATTGTTTTGGAAAACAGCGACTTGCCTGAATGGTTTGCGTGTTACGTCAACCACGGACATGGCAGAATAGTCGCCGCCAACGCCCTCACCACAATCAACTCCAATCATGTAGGTGTGGTGCTCCTGTGGGTATTCGTAGATTCTCAACCCATCGCTCTTTTGCCACACAGGATCAAATGAGACCATATTCTCCAGAACATGGCTGTCAATGAGCGTGTTACTGTTGCCTAGGAACTCCGTGCCAAACTCCTGGTTAAATGCCCGCTCACTGCCCAGCTGGTTGATCATTTTCTCTTTCCACTTCTCATCACGACCTGGCAATTCCCACCAGTCAGCAGTTATCCGAACATATTCGTTTTTCCCAGCGCGGCTGTCCTGCCACAAGCGGTAGAACGCCTCAAAGCCCTTAGGCGTTGTGGTAATGACGACTTTAGTATTATGACCAGAAGTAACAGTAGGATAAACAGAAGTCATGAACTCCTGCTGCATACGGCGGTGGACAATAGCGAACTCGTCCAAATACAACAGTGAGATGGATTCACCACGACCGGCATCTGGACTTGTTGCAGCGGCTTGGATCCAAGATCCGTTGGCAAACTCCACGGAACCCTTGTTCCATTCAACCACCGGCGTCTTAAGCCATTTTGGCAGATGCTCATACATGATCTGAATTCGACGGAGGATGTTTCTAGCACCATCCGCCTTGTGCGCCAATAACATGATACTCTTATCACTGAAAAAGAGTGCATACCAGAGGATGATGGTAGCAACGATGGTTGTTTTCCCTGACTGCCGTGCTAGCTTGCCCAAGACAAATCTGTTGTTGATAATGGCATCCGCCATTTTGAGCTGATACTCATATGGCTTAAAATATAGCTTACCATGATCAGGGTGAACAATGATACACTTCCGAGCAAAGTATTCAAAGTCGTCGCGACAGCGTCTGATCTCTTCAATTTGCTCGGCAGTGTATTCAAATTGCTCTTTGTAGTTGGTTAGCTTTACATTACCGTGAACGCCTTGAATGCCTCCATCAGCCACGACTTATCACCGAATGGTCTTGAGAGCGTCAAAGAATTGAACGAACTTCTCTAATTCGTCTGCTCTGATTTTTGCTTGACTTGCTGCTTCTTTAACGGCTTGTTTCGCCTTCTGCTTGCGGAACGGTCCGACATTGACAGCATTATGCTGTTCAATCTGCATCATGTCATCCACTGTATCCGCAGCAATAACCCATGTGGTACCATCACCAACATCAGTTACAAGGGAGAAGCGATAGCGGACAGCACCGGAACCAATAACAGTGCGATCCAAAGAAACTTCTAGGGCACGTCCGCGATCCGCGTGCTGGACTGTCAAGCCACCAACAGAACGTGCGGCTTTGTCGAAACCACGCTCATCATAACCGCGCATTTCTTGCAAAACGTCTAGGCTATCATTGATGAGTTGGCGATTTAGGGAATGGTAGTAACTCATTTGTCGGAACTCTCTTTGTTGTTATCTGATTCATTTTCTTCCAGGGCTCTAAGAACGTCAGACGCATTACCCTGAAATACATAGGTGTTGTTTTGTGTGTATTTATTGTTGTTGTCTTGTTGATTATCTTGTGGTTTCGGATAGCGTTTCTTCTCGGCAATATCAATTAGCGCCTTGTTCGCGTCAACCATGCTGCGCATCATTGTTGACATGACCTCGTATGCGCGCGGATGCTCACTCATCTGTGAGATGCGGCGCATCTCTTCTAAGGCGCCCTCACCGTGTTCCATGATGCTTTTTAGGTTCTTGCGTGCATCCTCAACATCACTGTTGAATTCTTTGTCCTCCTGGGAGAGTTCAGGGAGTGGATTCTCTTGGTGTTCCTGCATCTCGCCTCCTCTCTCATCATCTCGCTCTACAAGCGTCTGCCCTGGTGCCATGTCCATTTCTGGCTCATCAACGTCTTGCTGTTCAATTTCTTGCGGGTCCAGCTTGTCAACCTCAAACTCTTCGCTCAACCCATCCCATGTTTTCTTAGCCATAGCTTATTCTCCTTCAGGGATGTCAAACTGTTCAACCAATTGGTAGACTCCGTCGTCTGTTTCCTTTTCCAGATCGATTTGAGTTTGTGTAATGATCTTGCTTCTGCGCTCTGGACCCCATAGGTAAATGAGAGCATCAAAGTTCAACGTCCATTCAATTCTACGACTGGGTTCATCCATCATGCCCTCAAACTCGTGCATCAGGTTTGTCCCAGACAGTGTGAACGGAATGTCAATGCTGCCGCCCGTTGGTTCGTAGACGCTTACCGTGTATTCGGGACGAAAGAACGGGAGAATCTGCTCTTGAATCTGCCACATATCATCCTCATACTTTGTGATGATACTAGCTTCAATGGGCAGTGTGAATGGAGCAGGCGTGTAGAAGAAAGTCCGCTCGTCGCTTCCTGTTTGCGGAGCCCTGACCTTACCTAATTGGTTGCGATTGCGGTCTGGTTGATACTGTGGAGCATCGGGAATCCAGTAGCTCATGCGAGGCACGTTCTGCCAGAAGTCTGGCTGCGTCCGTGCTTCGTCCTTTCTACGTCCCTCGCCTCTGTCCTGAGAAATGTAGCGAAGAGGGACTTCAATTTGCCGTTCGTCGCGTTTGAATTTCAAGTCTTTGAAAATACTACCAAACGCAACAATGGCACTGTAGATTGAACGGTGTCTCCACGGTTCATGTCCAAGCATTACTTGTCTCCTGCCAAGATGTTAGGGTCACTGAAATCAACATTGTTGTCCACTTCCTCGCCCAGCTCTTTGTTCTGTGCAAACGGATCTTCGCCGGAGTCAGGAACAGTGTAATCGTGATCCACTTCAACAGAAAGGTTCTCGTAAGAGAACGTGAATCGTTGCAGTTTCAGGTTGAATACGTACAAGTTACCCAGCTGGAAGAATGGGTCCTCGTTGTCCGTGTATGTAATTTCAAAGAAACCCCCGACCATTGGAATGTAGACGATGTCTTTCTCTGCTGGTTTTTCCTCGTCGACAAGTTCAACTTCAGGATCCTGCTTCACTGCTTCTACGATTTCTTCCCAATGCTCTTTGTGGAAAGTCAGCATCAACTCATCGCGTGCCTCAAAACCAAACTTGGAGAAGAAGTCGCCCTCGCCCTCAAAACCAGAGAAACTGTCCATGTACATGACAGTTGGGAACTTCTCGATATACTCCGGGAATCTGTCCTCTAGCAGGATATCATCATAACCTCCAATCTGACGAGGAATGTAGCGGACGTCGATGCCGTTGATTTCGTTTGATTCTCTCATGAAACTGCTAATGAGATCCTGTTCAGAGGAGGACCCCATTGTAAACTTGCCTTTGAAGTATTTGTTTCTGCGGGATTCAATAGACATTTACATGCACCTTCAGCCGATGAGCATTGGAGCAGGCGCGCTCCACTTGTTACGCAGCTCTTCCTTCAGCTCTGCAATCTCGTCTTTGGCTTCATCGTAGATTTGCTGACCGTTCATTGTGACGCCACCCGGGAGTTGCACACCGTCATACTTCTTCACGTTCGCGCCCCATTGCAGTTTCACCATGGCAGTAGCAAAACGCTTGAGCCAGATGTTGTCGTACAGGCGCTCATACTCATCATCCACAATCTTGTAACCCTCAAACACAATCCATTCACCCTCACGGGAATGAGACTTCCAACGCCCGTCAAAATAGACTCGGTTCATCACGCGGGAGAAACGGAATTGGGATGAGTTCAACTGATGGTCAATCTCTGCCAGGTGCTGACGCAGCATCTTATAGTCGTGCATTTGGAACCCGCTGCGGAGGATTGTATCGCTGGTGATCATGTACTGGGCACTGAACAAACCGGCGCTCTCAAAAATACCACCGCTGTGCATATCATGAATGGAATACACGCTGTCTGGGACTTCTACGTATCCCCTGTCAATGTCCTCTTTTGTGAGCTGTTTGCTGATATATGCTCGATATGTGCCCTCTTCCGCCTCTTCAAAGAACCATTGCATCGCATCTTCAATGCGGTCGGAAAGTTGCTCCTCCGCAACATTCACTTCAATGACTGGCTTGCCTAGACTGCGCAGGCAATATTCGCCGAGGGTTTCTCTGTCTACGGGTCTCATGCGACGCTCCCCATTAGTTGAACTAGGCGGTTGAAGTACATTAAGGCATCAGAATAGCTCATGCCCGCTTGCTGTAGTTTCTTCACGAACTGCGCTTGCTTGTCAGCGGCATTAGCAGCGGTGATGCCAAGCGTTTCAACTGCCTTTTTGATCTGTCGTTCGTATTTCTTTGAGACATGGTCTGCAATGTCTCTCATCCAACCCTCTTCAACCACTTCATCCTCTTCGTCGTCTCGTCTACGACGCCCGCGCATTTTAGGGTTGTCAGTTGCCACTGGCGCGCCTGTTACATTGCTTGGCGCTGCCTCTTCTTCTATGAACTCTTTGAATGTCTTCATGTTACTTTCTCTCGATTTGATAGAACACTGTTTGTCTGGTATCTGTCACTTCAACTTTGAATTCGTCCGGGAGTTTTCGCTTCACAATTCGTTCATACGCACTAGCTCTATCAATGTTGCCCCTGTTTGGGAGTTTTCGCTTCACAATTCGTTCATACGCACTAGCTCTATCAATGTTGCCCCTGTTTGCGCTAAATAGTAACTTTTCTAGCTTCTCCGGCGGATCCTCTAAGAAGTTGAGGATAATGTCCAAAACAGTGGACAATACCTTCAAAGCCTCATGCTTGCCCGTTGTATCGCTTGGGCGACCGGTTTCTGTACTGAAAGAAACTTCCCAATATTCAGGAATGACAGCATTGAAACGGACACGATATGAATCCTGTTCCGTGTCAAATGCTGCCATCATGAAATCATCTTGTTGTTTGATCCATTTCCAACGCTCCGGTCGGTCTAATGATTCGTTGATATACTGTTTAAGTGTTTTCATTGGTACTTAAACTCTTTCCATGCCTCGACGTCGGGGTCTGTGTTTGGCATCTCCTCCAACGTCATATACGCCAGGACAAGAAGTGCTGATTTCACAACTGGCCAGTCATCCTCTTGCGTCTTGCAAAATAGGATGACTGACGTGAGCTTAGGACCAAAGATGTTGTTCAATATCACAATGTGATTCAAAAACAGCCTAGGGTTGAAATACGTCACGCATTTGCGTCTACGCCCTAAGAGCTTTCTAATATAGCCGATCCTAGCCCAGTCTTCATAGAATTGTTTCAGCGTCTTGCCCTCGTTGTACTTTTGAGCAGCAAGAAACTGAATTTCCTCTTCACTGATATTGCGAATTACCTCCTCGGTCAAAAACATAATCAGTTACGATCCTTTCGCACTTCTTTTGCCTTTTGTCGTGTCACGCGCTTGAGCTTACCTTTCATGCGCTTCACGCGCTTCTCTGCCTTTTTCTTCTCAGCAGCGGACATTTCTGACTTCTTCTTGCCTCCAGCTGCCTTTGCTTTCAGCTGATTGCGTGCGCGTGCAGATGCGCGTTTTGTGACACGATCTTTGGTGAGAGGCTTCTTTTTCTTGCGTGCGCGGGCAAGTTTCTTGGCTTGCCGCTTCATCTTCCGAGAGCGCTTCTTGCGTTGCGCGTGCGAAATCTCGCCGCTGTCCTCAATGAGATCGTCTTCATCGTCCTCATCAGCATCTTCTGCGAGGAATTCATCAAGGGGTGCATTAACTGCCCATTCCCAGCCCTCGAGGAAAGCGTCAATGACCATTTCACATTCCTCGGGTCTGTTTTCATCCCAAATAGCCTCGACGATTGCCATGTCCTCTTCGGACCAGCCCTCGTCCAGGTTTTCATTGTTGTAGCGTTTCCACGCCGTGGCATAGAGGATCTCAAGTCCTTTTTCCTCGCCATACTGATCAATGAATCGTTGCTTGTTCGCCTTGATCCAGCGTTCAATTTCTGGATCCGGCGGTGCTTTTTCTTCAAGCATCGAGAAACTCCGTTGTCTGTAACCACGCTTCAAGTATTTACACATTAAAAAAGGGCCCTTGCGGGCCCTTTTAGTGTTACTTCACGGGATCGTATGTTTCTCTGAATATATCCGGTTTACATGGGTAGTGTTCCCCTTGAACCCCTTCAATGATGAAATCGCCTCTTACGGCATCTAATTCTCCTTCCTTAGTGCGAATCTTGATAATCGCCCTGCCATTTGGGTGTCGTTCCAAGACAGACTTGACAAAGTCCTCGCCCAAGAACTCCTTGCACTCCTCCAGGTTATCTCCTGTCCATTGCACTGCTCGAATGTCAACTGGCTTCTTGCGGTATATTCTAACCATCTAAGCCTCCTTT